CTACCGCGCCGGGACCCCGCAATATGACCGGATCCAGCCGCTCGACATCGGCGGCGACCCGGGGCTGGGGCTGGAGATGATCCAGGTCCAGCGCAGTCAGATCGAGCAGATCTTCCACACCGGCCTACTGATGATGGCCCAGGGGCCGCAGAAGACGGCGACCGAGGTGCTGCAGATCCGCGAGGAGAAGTACCGGCTCCTGGGCCCCATCGTCGCCCGGCAGGAGGCGGAATATCTCGACCCGCTGATCGAGCGGGTGTTCCGCATCCTGCTGCGCCGGGGCGAGCTGCCGGCGCCGCCCGACGAGCTGCAGGGGGCGGAGCTCGAGGTCGAGTACACGAGCCCGATCCTGCAGGCCCAGAAGGGCGCCCGGATCGAGGGCGTGGTGCGGGTGCTGGAGGCGGTCGAATGGGCCGGCGCCATCGATCCCGGCGTCGCCAACATCGTCGACGCCGAGGCCCTGGTGCGCGAGATCGGCGACACCTACCAGGCGCCGCTCGCCATCCTGCGCTCGCCCGAGGACGTCGCGGCGCTGCGCCGGAGCCAGGCCGAGGCCCAGGCGCGCGAGCGGGCGCTGACCGAGGCCGGGGCCGAGGCGGCCCTGGTCAAGGACCTGGCCCAGGCCGACGCCACGCTGCGGAAGGCGCGGACATGATCGCCCGGCGCCTGCGGCTCTACCGCGCCTATCGGCGGGTCTTCGCCGGCCCCGACGGGCGCGCCGTGCTGCACGACCTGATGCGCCGCAACGGCCTGCTGGCGACCAGCCAGGTCGACGGCGACCCGCACCGCACCGCCTTCAACGAGGGCCGCCGGGCGGCGGTGCTCGAGCTCCTGTCCGTGCTCCGCCTGACCGAGGCGGACCTGATGCAACTGTCCGAAGAGAGGTTGACCGATGACGAGTGACAACGCGCCCGCGGCGGGCACGCCCGCGGAAGCGGCGCCGGCCGGGACCGCCGGCGGCGCGGCCGCCGCCGACTGGACGGCCGGGCTGGACGAGGGCATCCGCGGCCTGGTCGAGGTCAAGGGCTGGAAGAGCCCGGCCGACGTGATCGAGAGCTACCGCAACGCCGAGAAGCTGATCGGCGCCGATCCCGGCCAGATCCTGCGCCTGCCCGGCGCCGCGGCCGGCGACGAGGAATGGGCCGGCGTCTACGACCGGCTGGGCCGGCCGGCGAAGCCGGAGGACTACGCCCTCGACGGCGATCATCCGCTGGGCGAGGAGGCGCGCCGGCGCTTCCAGGCCGACGCCCATGCCATGGGGCTGACGCCGCGCCAGGCGGCCCGCGCCTGGGAGCGCGAGCTGGCGCTGTTCGCCGAGCGCGAGCAGGCGGCCGAGGCGGAGATCGCCCAGCGCCAGCAGCAGGCGGTGGCCGAGCTGCGGCGCGAATGGGGCGAGGCGTTCGAGGGCAACCTGGCGCTGGCCCAGCAGGCGGTTCGACGCATGGGCGGGCAGGAGCTGCTGGACGAGCTGGTCGATGCCGGCCTCGCCGACAGCCCGCGCCTGGTCAAGCTGTTCGCCGAGATCGGCCGCATGACCGGCGAGGACCGGGGCCTGGGGCGCACCGCCGACGGCTTCCAGGCGCTGACCCCGGCCGGCGCCCGCGCCCAGCTCGACCAGCTCAAGGCCGACAGCGCCTTCATGCTCGACCTCTACGACAAGGCCCGGCCCGGCCATGCCGCGGCCAAGGCCAAGTTCGACCGGCTGACCGACGCGCTGGCGGCGGGGGGCGCGTGATGGACCGCCTCGCCGCCCGCCTCGAATGCCTGAAGGTGGCCGCGAGCCTGCGCGAGGTCACCGGCGGCCTGCGCCCCGTCCAGGACGTGGCGGAGGAGCTGTTCACCTGGGCGAGCGCCGGCGAGGCGCCGCCCGCGGACAAGGCCGACAAGGCCCCCGTGCACGCCCGTCAAGCCGGGCCGGCGAAGCGGCCGTAACCGCCGAGGCCATCGCGCGTCCGTGACCGGGCCGCCGCCGGGAGACCGGGGCGGCCCTTTCGATTCCGCGGGGAACGCGCGGCCGACAGACCGCAACCCGTTGCCAGGAGGACGGAATGTCCAGTCAGATCCCTGTCTTCAACTACACCAAGTTCTCGGCCGGCATCGAGATGCTGGCCCAGCAGCTGACCAGCCAGACGCGCCAGGCCGTGCGGGTCGAGGGCGGGTCGGGCGAGCGCCAGGCCTACGACCAGATCGGCGCCGTCATCATGGGCGAGAAGGAGGGCCGGGCGACCGACATCCCGGTCGTCAACACGCCCCATGCCCGGCGCTGGGTGACGCCGCGCGACTTCATCATGCGCGACTTCATCGACAGCTACGACAAGCTGAAGGTCCTGAACGACCCGACCAACAGCTACACCCAGGCGATGGCCGCGGCGGCGGCGCGGCGGACCGACAAGATCGTCATCGAGGCCGCGCTCGGCACCGCCTGGACCGGCAAGGAGGGCACGACCTCGGTCGCCCTGCCGGCGAGCCAGAAGATCGCCGCCGGCGGCGCCGGCTTCACCCTGGCGAAGCTCCAGGAGGCGGTGCAGAAGATCAAGAGCGCCAACGCGCTGATGCCCGGCGACTCGCTCCACTGCTTCTACACCGCCAAGCAGGAGATGGAGCTGATCAACACGACCGAGGTGAAGTCGTCGGACTTCAACAACGTCAAGCCGATGACCGAAGGCGGCCTGCGCTACTTCTACGGCGTCTGGTTCCACCTGCTGGAGGACGACGCCGCCATGGGCTCGATCCTGCCCTTCGCCAACGGCACCCGGTCCTGCGTGCTGTTCGCCCGCTCCGGCATGCTGCTGGCCGACTGGCTCGCCCCCTATGGCCGGGTCGAATGGATCGCCGAGAAGGCGTCCTGGCAGGTCTCGGCCGGCATGTCGATCGGCGCCACCCGCATGCAGGAGACCAAGGTCGTCCAGATCGACGTCGCCGAATCCTGATCCCCGCCACCATTGAGGAGGGCCTGAAGAATGGCCAGTCACAACGCCACCAACTATGCGCGCCTGACCCAGGTGCCGCCGCAGGTCGTCGACGGCGGCGACTATGGCGGCCGGGTGCGCGTCGTCTACGACGACTACACCACGACCGGCGAGGAGGGCCCCGGCGACACGGTCCGGATCGGCCGGCTCAAGGCCGGGCAGCGGGTCGTCGGCGGCCAGCTCGCCTTCGGCGCGCTGGGCACGGACGTGACCCTGAAGCTGGGCGATGCCGGCGACGACGACCGCTATGTCGCCGCGGGCGACGCCTCCGCGGCCGGCAGCCTGCCGGTCGCCGCCGGCCTCGGCTACCGGCCGGCCGCTGATGCCGACCTGGTCCTGACCATCGGCGGCGCCGCGCCCGCCGCCGGCCAGACGATCCGCCTGGTCCTGCTCACCGTCGGCGACTGACCTGCGGCCGGCATTCGTGAGGGCGGGGGCTTCGGCTCCCGCCCTTCGCTTTCCGAGGGGACGATCGTTCATGACCTCCGTCGTCGGCATCTGCAACCGGGCGCTGTCGCTGCTCGGCCAGAAGAGCATCACCTCGCTCGAGGACAACGACCAGGCGGCGCGGCTCTGCGCCGAGACCTACGGGCCGGTGCGGGACGCGGTGCTGCGCGACCATCCGTGGAACTGCGCCATCGCCCGGGCCGATCTGGCGCCCCTGTCCGAACGGCCGGCCTTCGGCTTCGGCCGGCAGTTCGAGCTGCCGGCCGACTGCCTGCGCGTGCTGGAGCTGTGGGGCACCGACGGCCCGTGGAAGATCGAGGGCCGGCGGCTGCTCACCGATGCGACCCGCGCGCTCATCCGCTATATCCGCCGGGTCGAGGATCCGAACCAGTTCGACGCCCTGCTGGTCGAGGCGATCGCCGCGCGGCTCGCCGCCGATCTCTGCGAGCCGATCACCCAGAAGAGCACGCTGACCCAGAGCCTGTGGGAGCTCTACGGCCAGAAGCTGCGCGCCGCCCGCTCCGCCGACGCCCAGGAGGGCACGGCCGAGGACCTGGTCGGCGACGTCTGGCTGACCGCGCGGCTGGGCTACGGGCGCTGAGGGGCCCATGCGCGCCACCGCCATCCAGACCAGCTTCGCCCGGGGCGAGCTGTCGCCGCGGCTGCGCGGCCGGGTCGATCTCGAGGTCTATTTCCAGGGCTGCGAGATCCTGGAGAACTTCACGACCCGCACCCAGGGCGCGGCGATCCGCCGGCCCGGCACCCGCTTCGTGCGCAAGCCGAAGCACGACGGCAGCCGCTACTGCCGGCTGATCGGTGTCGAGATCGCCCACGGCCTCGCCTATGTGCTGGAGCTGGGCCACGAATATATCCGCTTCTTCCGCAACCACGGCTGGGAGGTCGACGGGTCCGAGCAGATCTACGAGATCGCCTCGCCCTATACCGAGGACGATCTGGACCTGCTGAAGTACGCCGTCTCGGCCGAGGGCATCTACTTCGCCCATCCGGCCTGGGCGCCGCGCCGCCTGTTCCGCAACGGCCCGGCCGACTGGACGCTGGAGCTGCTGGACTTCCTCGACGGCCCCTATCTCGACGCCAACAAGACCGCGACCACGCTGACGCCGTCGGCGACCTCCGGCGGCTCGGTCACCATCACCGCCTCCGCGACCGCCGGCATCAATGACGGGCAGGGGTTCCTGGCCAGCGACAGCGGCCGGGTGATCCGGCTGAAGCATGTCAGCGGCACCGCCCCCAACCAGACCACCAAATGGGGCTGGGGCGTGATCACCGGCGTCGCCTCCACGACCTCGGCCACGGTGAATGTGCGCGAGGCCTTCGGCGGCACCGGCGCGACCAAGGATTGGCGGCTCGGCGCCTGGTCGGAGACGACCGGCTGGCCGGAGGTCGTGACCTTCTTCCAGGAGCGCCTGGTCTTCGCCAACACCGATACCGAGCCCGATACCTTCTGGATGTCGAAG